AAGGTCATATCCTCTCCACCATTAACCGTGTATATCCCTCCTTCAATAACTCCTTATGCTTCGCCTCCATCTCAGTTTTGCTCAGTCCCTTGAATTTCTTTTTAGGCAAATCGGGGCGCTGCTTGGATGGGTAGCAGTAAATTGTATGATTCATTCGTAAAAATTGATAATTGGTGGCTCGCCAAATAGAGGTAATTGCTGTACGTGGTTTTGGATGCGTTTCTTAATCAACCCAAAGTATTCGGGACTCATTTCTGACCCAATAAAGGAACGACCCTCGACCAAACAAGCATGAGCGCAAGTGCCACTACCTAAATATCCATCAAACACAGTGTCGCCATCGTTTGAATAAGACTTGATTAGATACCGAATCAAGTCCAATGGCTTCTGAGTTGGATGGTCGCTTTGGCTTTGTCTATCTCCATTGGTAAAATCTAAAATAGATTGGGGGTATCTTGTTCCATTGTCGTCGTAAATATGAACGTCTTCTTTACCAAACTTTCCATAGTTACTATTCGGCCTTTCATTTTTAACTTTCCCTTTTTTTCGCACTCCAATTCCCATTTGAGGGTTAAAAGTTGGAAGTTTTCTATAAAAAATCAATACGGTTTCGTGATTTCTTAGTGGCATTTTTTTGGCATTTAAAAAGCCGCTTCCTAATGATTTATACCAAATTAAATCGTATCTAAAAGATTTTATGTTGCTCAAAATCAATTCACTTGCAAATGGTTGTGTCGCAAAGAATATCATCGCCCCATCCTCCTTTGTAACCCTTTCCCATTCAGGCCACATCTTTTGCAAATCTGGCTTAATGTCCCATTCGTTTTGAGTGCATCCAAACGGCGTGTCCTGAAGCAATAAATCTATACTTCCGGTTGGCGTTTTTTCTAACACCCAAATACAGTCGCCCAAATAGATATTTGCTGTCATTTCAAAACTCAATTTCAATAATTCCTTTTTTCTTTCTCCTTGTTTCGGCTGCATTCTTTCGGTGAAGGTCGTGATCGAAAGTCAAGTGGCACTTTTGACAAAGCGCTCGAAGGTTATCCATACTATTGTCGGTCGGATCGTGGTTGGTGTGGGAAATTGTCAAAACAACTTTAATCGCCTGCTGATTTTCGTCGCCCCTTAACGGATCAATTAAATTTTGATAGTCTGGTCCTTTGATTTTTTCTCCAGATGGATACCAGAACGCATCGCCTTCCTGATCTTGAAATGCCTCTTTGCCATTCCATAGTCCTCTGAAAATAGCGGAATGATTCTTAACCCCACAGATTTCGCATTTGTTGTCGGCCCGTTTCAATATAGCAGGCCGGATCTCTGTTTTCCAGTTTGCTGGATAAAGTTTTGCGTTAAATGGCATATCAAAACAGTTCGTGTTGTATTTTTCTTTCTACTGTAACAATCGTATCGTGGTGATGCCCTCCGTGCGGGACCAAAAGAACCTCAATCATTTCAAATCCAAGATTGTGCCCAAATCCACCAGAATTCCATCCAAAGCAAATCGCTAACCCACCCGCTGCAATTTTAGGCGCAATCGCATCTTTTACGTTATTAGGAAACCTCTGAGTATCCTCCAATGGCATACCAAATCCAATTCCTTCATAGCATTCTTTTGTCTGACGTAGTGAATAGGGCGGGTCAAAAAGAACGCCTTTGAACCCGCTTGGCAATTGTAGTGCAAAATCCTTTGCGTGCAAATGATACTTTGTTGGCCTTTCTGGATTAAGGTCGTTTGTAATTTCGGCAGGACTATTTTCGCCTGCAAATGGGTCAATCCATCCAATTCCGTCGCCCACATACTTTGCAAGCAATCTGGCTATTGGCGGAATGGTAAATGTCCACTTATCCGGCATGGCCCATTCTCTGTTAAAGATTGTTGATAGCTGAGTTTTTTTCATTGCTTAGATTCGGTCCATTTGCACTTTACACCTCTTTTTTTATTAAGTTCTGCTTTGGCGGCATTTAGCCCATCTCTTGACATTAAATATTCCCCTGCAAAAACTATGACATAAGTAATGGATGAAATCCTTATCCCTCTTTCTTTGATAATTCGATCTCCAAATTCATTTGTCCAAGTATTCATTTCCCCTGCCTTTTATGCTTCTCAATTATCGCTGCACTGGCGTATTTCACTTTGCTGGTTCCCGTCGGTTTCTTGGACTCCGCTTCCAGAATGGCGAAGGCTTCATCCGACAATGCCACGTGGGGCCAGATTTTGCGAGGTTTTTTTGCCATTAGTAATCTGCTTTTAATTGTCGTAAAGATTTCCCCGCAATTTGTTTCCTTAGCTCATTGGTTATGGCGTGTGAGTCAGATCGAACCTTTTCCTCTCTTTGCATTGACTCAAGCACAAGGTCCATAGATGGGTCATATAAAAAATAATCGGATTCAAAATGTGTAGAAAATTGAGCCTTTTCTCCATTTTTCTCTTCATACATGAATTTTTTATCCTTTCGAATCCCAACAATTTTCTTCTTTTCCCCGGACTTATTAACGACCACAAATGGCTTAAAATCCATGTTTGCCTTAATATATTCATCGACCTTTGATTTAGCCGAAGCAAATGATTTGCTGGAAAACTCAGTGTCGTACCGATCTGACACGCCACTAAATTCTTCCGCATCTGTGTTAAAGGATATTATAAATCCCCGATATTCTTCAATTTCTACTTTCATGTCAGCAAAGATACGCTGATTACCCCAATCTACCAAACAATCTTTTCTCTCTCCAACCACGGCTTGACTTCCCGCTTCCAAAAATAGCTAATTGTATCATCTCCGGCCATTTTACAAATTGCCAATTCGTTAAAAGTCCTGAGCAATATTCCCTGTTTGCCATTGTGAGTTATTGGAATATTTAAGTCGGGGTCTTTTATGGAACGAGTCCTACCCTTTCCGGCATCGTCTTTTTTTACGTTGTTGAATTCAATTTCCATGCGTTTTCTCAAGGTGGCATTTTTTACATAAAGCCATATAGTTATTTGGGTTTTCCTCAAACAATCTTTTGCAAAACCCCTCCAAATCAGCATAGCTTCTTAGACTTCCGGCACCCACAATATGGTCTATTTCTATTTTGTCGTGCAGGGTTTTGCAGGATTCGCAATAATACTTTGCATTCTTACCCACTCCCACCTTGACTCTCTTCCTCACTGCCTGAATTGGTTTCCACCACCTCGTCATATTGCGAAGGGCGGATCTGATTTTTCCAAAGTGCTGGGCCTCTGTTTCAGAATTAAAATTTCGGGTGCGTGGCACACGAGGGGCTATCACCTTTTTTTGTTTTTTGGGACTACCCGGTTTTCGTCTAGGAATCATAATTTGTAATTTCATTAGGTAGTGGAATATAAACCGATAATTCAGAAATAGCCCATACGCGTATTTGTTCATAAAACACCTCTGCTTCAAGGCTATCAAGGGACGTTGTGCTTCTGGCAAACAATTCAATCTCACCCGTAATCTGGTTTGGCTTTTCGTAAGCCAAGAATTTTCGCTTTAGCAACTCATGTATTTCGTCGCCAAAAAATCCAGTTTCTTCAGAAAGGATTTTCACAATCACGCCCCAATAATAATTATTAGCCCTGTTGCTTCGTCGTTTCCTGAACTTTTTTATTTCCACCGCGTGCATTCCTTTCAGGCTTTTTAGCACTTTATAGAGCTTTTGCTTGTCGGATGTTTGGTCGAAATTAAGGCAGAGATTTATCATACTTTTAGTCCGTTTCGGTCAAAATCGTATTCAATTTCGCAACTTTGGCAATACAGTTTTGCCGGATTGTAGATAGATTGAATAATGGCTTTATCGGTTGAGGCGCCGCAATCTGGGCATGGTGGTCTATATCCCCATTCAATATCAGGATTAATTTTTTTCTGATTTCTGTATAGCGCTTTTGTCCAATGTTTTGCCTCTAAAACAAGAAATGCCCTTATTGGCTTTGGAATTTTTTGATCTTTATCAAACCTAGCCTCTATTGCTAAGCGAATTGCCCGTTCGGAAATAGATGTTTTGGGTTCGTATTCGTCGCTCCATGTGTAAAGAAATTCATCATACTTGCCAAAAATAAAATCTCCAAAAGCAATCCCCGTATGGTCAAAGAAATCTCTTGTTGGTGGATCTGGAGTATTTGTGGAATCTATCAGCTCAAATATCACTTGCGAACTTTTTCCTGGCGCGCCAATAAAGAACACAAGCCTAACATCGCCTTCTTCAACAAATTTTTGATGGCGAATATCACTTTCTGGATTATACCCATCCGGCTTTACTTCTCCATACATTTTTTGATCTGGAAAATAAAAATCAGGAAGGTATAAAGACCCGTCGTTTAACATAAAGCCCTCTGGCTCGTATTCGTAATTAATTCCAATGGCGTCAAAAAATACAGCCCATCTAGCCTCGGTTCGGCTTCTGTAATATCTATTATTGTATCTGGTTTGGATTACTTTCATATTAATCTGGAGCGTATTCAAAAATCCAACGATATAACGGGAGGGAGCTAACCAAATAAAAAAATGCTTCTTTTGTTCCCTCTAATTCGGGATTGCCCTGAAGCCCAATTCCCATAAGGAATGACCTGCCAACACATATTAATCCGGCCTCTTTGGCTATTTTTTGATAGGTAGCTTGTCGGCAGCCATCAATATCCAAAGTGATGGATACATGAATACAAAGGCCATCATCCTCTGTATTTCGCGCTGTGTTTATTGCTATTTCCGAAGCTGTTCTCAGGTGATGCGCAATGGTTTTTATCTCTTCTTTTTTCATAAAATTTATTTAAAACGGTAAAATTTCATTTGAATCGTAAGGAACTATCTCTTGCTCAAATTTATCAATCAAGCGCGATTGTGGCACAACAATTGGATTCGTAGCAGCCCTCCAATCTGTCCAATCCATCATTCTTGCCCTAAGTGCCTCATTCACGGGGTCCCGACCTTCTGCAAACTTGTAGCGCCGCGTGTCCATGTCAAAATTGAATTCGCTAAATCCCTTTTTGCCAACCACCTTTTGCTTCTTTATTTTCTTTGCATGAAATTCGCATTGTGGGTTTTGTGGGTCCGAAACATTAAATGGTCTGTGATAAACAAGAATGTTGTGGCACTTATTGTTCCACATTGCTCCTCCAGCAAGATCAAAAACATCTGGGCATGGGTAGTCATTCCCTTTTTTTGCCATTTTGGTTGGATGGGCAATAATCATAAAAAACACCTCGTTCATTTGCGCAAACCGGGCAAATTCAGCAAGCTGCATTTCAAGATATTTATCCTCTCTTCCACCAACTAAATCATATCGGTTGGTTAGCTGGTTCCATGGGTCTATAATGCACCCATCTACGCGCTCTTTTACAATACACTCTAGAAATCGCTCCCTGATATACTCTGGCGTTGGTGTCGCTTTTTCCGGCTGAATAAAAAAGAAATGAGTATCAACAAACTCAATTGCTTTTTGATATATTTCTTCGCTTGGCCTTTTCTTATTTGGCAATTTTGCATCCGCTACACAATCGGCGCCCAATAAAATTTCAATATAGTCATTGTAAAATTCTTCTACCGGAGAGTCCTCTGGGGCAAAAATTGCAAACTTTCGGTTGTAAAGAATTGCGTGCATAAGTAAAAACCATTTTTCGATCTGGCTTTTTCCCATATTGCCTATTCCGGAAAGTAATGTAACCTCCCCTTTTTTCATCTTGAAGTGCTTATCTATTTCTTGCACACCAATTGGTTCCACCTGCTCGTATCCATTTTTATAAAGGCGCATAATATCCACCCGTACATCTCTGGCATAAATGATGTCCTGTGGCTTTATGTTTTCGTCAAAAATCTCAGATGGCAGCTCAATTTCCACCTCTCCAGATGTAATTTTATCTACCAGAACATCTCTGTCAAACGTGGCGCTTCCGGCTGATGGGGCATTAGTGCGATAGGCAGAAGCAATGGTGGCCTTACACTCACGTTGTGAAAAATCTTTATCTCCGGCGATAAACTCCTGTTCGCAATAATAGTAACAGTTTTCCTGACTTATCCCAAACCTACAACAAGCGCCAGCAAGCCGGAAAATAAAATTGTTTCTTTCCCCTTTTTGAAAACTTTTCCCTTTGTTAGAAAGCCATGTTAATAACTTTTTAAACGAATCGCCGGTATCAACAAACTCCCTTTTTTGTTCTTTTACCGTTTCTATTAGCTTAGCAAAAGCGGTACATTCTTCTTTGTGGTATAAGTCTGGGTCCCATGATTCAAAGCATACCCTGCTTTCGTTTACGCTACTGGTATCCCATTTGCCTGGAAGGTTTTTAAAGTATTCGGTGAGGGCATCAAAATGAAATCTGTGCCTTTTCGGGTCTGCAATTTTTACGAGAAACTTTACTCCATTTCCAGATGGGCTTATCCATGCCGCGTAAACAAACTCCTCGCCAAAAACCGTGTCTTTTACGGCATTTGTGGTTTCTAAATCTGGCAATTCATCAACATCACAGCAAATAAAACCCGAATGGTCAATCAAACAGTTATCAAAACGCTCGCGGAATGTCCCAGAAAAACAAACACTAGGCAGGTTGGATTTATATTGTTTTCGTGCGTTTTCGTCGCTGGTAGAGCGAACAAGCATTACCTGCTTCTGACTTTTTCCGTTTCGTATTCGGTCGAGTAGCTTTGGTATCTCAACGTAGTACCCGCCTGTTTTTTGGTAAATATCTTTGTAAATGGTTGCTTTCATGCTTCTGATGGTGTGTGGCCGTATTCCTTACAATTTTTTATGTATTGGTCAATTGTCGGAAACTCAGACAATGGCCTATATCTTTTTGGTCCCAGTTTAAAGTCTGGATTGTTTCGGTGGTCGGCCTGATACTGTGGGTTCCCCGCCACCGGTTTTAGGTAAGTGATTGTGTTTTTCAATTTGCTTTTCCAGTTCACAATCTTTTTGCCATTACCATCTTTCCAACCAGCATCTTTCCATGATTCATATTTTGCCTTGACTGAAAAAGAAAGATTAGGAAACAAGGCAGACAATTCAGACTCATAGTATGCAAGAAAATCCATCTCCGAAGGAGCCTCAGACGCACCTGTATTTTTCTTTTCTTTTACTATTACAATATCTGTTACTATACCATTATCTGTTACTGTATCCGTTGATTTCGTTGAGGTTCGTTGACGTCCGTTAACGTCCGTTAACGTCCGTTGGCTTATAAATGCCTCTCTTGCAAGTCTTTTTGCTTTTGCGCTTGCCTTTCCAGCCTCTCTTGCTTGCTCAACCTTGCTCGTATATTTTATTAAATCACGTTTTAACTGGTGTTTAATTGGCTCAAAACTTAGCTTAGTAATTCGATCTGGTGCATCTGGATTTTGGTCGTTCACATACCGGAAAATATGCTTCACTAATCTACCGGCTTCGTCGTCGGTTAACTCTTCAAACAAATGTATTTGGTCGCAATACAAAAGGAATGATTTTTTGTTTTCTGCCATCTGCTAAACTTTGTTTACAATTTGTAAATTTAATAGAGAATAAAAATCATGTCGTTGGTAGCTTTTTCTCAAGGAATTGCTGACTACCAAACTGCTTTGGCACTATTTTCCCTTTCTTAATCCACTTATAAACCGTTTGTCTGCTAACATTAGCAAACGCTGCATAATCCACTATGGACAGCACTGTTTGTTTTGTCGGAAGTATTATTTCTGGTTCCATGAATGCAAATATATGGCGACAATTTGTAAACACCAAATAATTAAAAAACTTTTTTACGGCACCTCCACCACAACTCCATTGCCCCTTATTTCTGTAATAGAAACACACCGTGGCGTCAATTCTAAAAACTGTGCGTACTTTTTATCATCGGGACCGATTTCCACGCCATAGAGCCTTAGTCCTGTTATTGGGTATTGTTTGCGTGTTGTGTGGCTTTCGACAATATGGCCCTTTCGTATTGTTCCACAGGAACGTCTGGACATTATTCTTTGGATAAAAACTCCAGATTGCCGGGATATTTCCTTATTCTACTGCCCTTAAATCCGTATTTTGGGTTAATAAAGAAACTATTCCGCACCCCCATACAAGGAGTAATAAACCCGTAGCGACCAAGTTCATTCTGCGCCTGCCGGAATGTCTTTTCACTTTTAATAGCACATTCACGCTTGTATCGTTTAGGATCAATCCAAATAACATCTGTTCCGGAATCAATGCTTTGCATTATCCATTCCCACATTTGAAGCGCCCGATAACTAAGACCCACCCGTATTTCCCTTAATTCTTTGCTGACATACGACTTGTAGGAAACATCGCACTCCAACTCCACTTCTTTTGGCACCATCACCCCTTTGTGATCTTGGGCCTCTACATACCCTGATTCAACCGTGCGCACTTTGATTTTTAGCGCCTGGACAAATGGATTAACCCCTACTATTTCTTCCGATAATTCCGGCTTTTCTCGTTCTCTCATTGGTAAAAAATTTCTTACGCACTTATTATCGTAAAAATAGGTAAAAAATTACCAAAACGGTAAAATAATACCATGTTTTTTAAAAAAGTGCGTAAAATATTTCCATTCAAAAGTGCCATAACTGCCTAGAACATCAGCGAGTTATAGAGAGTATAAAATTCGGTGTATATAATACATTAGTACAAAAATAATGATTTACGAAAATGGCCGTAACTATTATGAATATCAGAGTGTTATACACAAAAAACAGCAAATAATTGTGGAAATTTATTACGCATTTTTGCTTGATTGGCGGGTATAAAATGGCGTGGGTTCGAATTGGCTATTTTTTGCCCCTAACCCGCTGCCCGACAGATGGATATGGTT